ACATTAAAACCTCTATTAGTCAGCTATTGCCTGCATTAGAGCTTGACTCGCCTCCAGAATTATGTTATACTCCCATACCTGATGGCAAGAAAGGCAACATGAAACTTCCAAAGGGTTGTAGTTGGTGTAAGTACAAGCACGAATGCTACAAAGATGCTAACGATGGACAGGGTTTACGTACCTTTAAATACTCAAACGGACTCGCATACTTGACAGAAGTTGTAGTCGAACCTAAAGTAGAGGAACTACTAGTATGAATGGCAAGAAAGCTAAACGGATTAGGAAGCACTCAGGCGTTATTATAGTTGATTGGTTACGCTCACTACTCAGTGAAGAAGAAGGACAGGGCGTTACTGTTGATAACTATAAAAACTTTATGCCTGAGCAGACTCACTACATGGCGCAAAGAACTATGCACCTTAACGCCTATCATCCTAAGTGGGTCTGTAACAAGATAACTAAGATTATTAAATCAAACCCCCACCGCGTAATAGAAACTATCACATTAGGAGAAGTACAATGAAAATTGAACAGATGATCATAGCTACAGGAAGTTTTTTATTCAACAGTGATAAGTCTATTACAGATATAGACAACGAGTTTCTAGAAGACTTGCGGCTCTTGATAGATGCGGAACTAGAGCGCAGGGAGGCTGTACTTCATTGAATAAGATTAAGAAGGGCTACCGCAAACAACGAGTCAAGCGTCCTGTAGAAAAGAATCTTGTTAAAGGTTACGACTCTAATTGGGAGTATGAATTACATTCAGGCATCCTTGATGGTTGGAGTTTCCACACCGACAAAGTTCCTTACACCGTTGAGCATAACTATCACCCAGACTTTATCCGCGAGGTTGAGGGCAAGAAGATTCTGCTTGAAGCTAAGGGTAGGTTCTGGGACTACGCAGAGTTTAGCAAGTACATCTGGATTAGTAAGACACTGCCCGAAGATACAGAGTTAGTGTTTCTGTTTGCGAATCCAAGTGCGCCAATGCCACAAGCTAAACGTAGAAAAGACGGCACTAAAAGAAGCCACGGTGAGTGGGCAAGTGCTAACAACTTCAGATGGTTTAGCGAAGACACCATCCCTGATAGTTGGATTAACCCCAAGAAGAGGGAGAGTTTTGACTGACTTCAATAGAAAAGACGAGAGGCGCGATAGGTTTTTAAGAAAGAAGAAGTTCAAAAAGATTAGTTCTTCTTCTAAATTAAAAGATACTAGGCGCAAAGAACCTACAATTAACTTATACGAAGAGATAGCACATGAAAAGATTAAATGATGCAACACCCGCAGATTGGGATAGAGTAGCTAAAGAACATCCTGCACTTGAGCCTTACAAGCCTTACGTTGATATGGCTATGAAAGAAGCGCATACACTAAGTGAGGATGTTGTCAACAATCCAAAGCACTACAACACTGGCAACATTGAATGCATCGAAGCCATTGAAGAGTCAATGTCTAGCGTAGCTTTCAAGGGGTATCTCAAGGGCAACTGTATGAAATACCTTTGGCGCTACGACTATAAGGGCAAGCAAGTAGAGGACTTAAATAAGGCTACGTGGTACTTAAATAAACTAACAACAATTGTCACAAAGGAGAACACTTAATGGATCAGTACCAAGAATTTATACACAAGTCACGCTACGCACGTTGGATACCTGAACATAATCGAAGAGAGACATGGGCAGAAACAGTGTACCGCTATGTACAGTTTTGGAGAGATCGTGAACAGATTACCGTGACTGAAGGACAGAAATTATACGATGCAATATACAATCTAGAAGTCATGCCTAGCATGAGATGCATGATGACAGCAGGGGAAGCACTCGACAAAGATAATGTTGCAGGGTTCAACTGTAGTTATCTTCACATAGATTCACCGCGATCCTTTGATGAGTTGATGTATGTTCTTATGTGCGGCACTGGTGTAGGCTTTAGTGTTGAACGCAACTTCATAAACAAACTACCTGAGATTGCAGAAACCTTTCACGCTACTGACAGCGTTATTGTCGTTAGTGATAGCAAGATAGGTTGGGCTTCTGCGTTCCGCGAGTTGATTGCTATGCTGTACGCGGGTAAGATTCCTAAGTGGGATATGCACAACGTTCGTCCCGCAGGCGCAAGACTTAAAACCTTTGGTGGACGAGCATCTGGCCCAGAACCCTTAGTAGATTTATTTAATTTTTGTGTTGGTGTTTTCTCAAAAGCCGCAGGCCGCAAGCTAACTTCTATTGAGTGTCACGATGTTGTCTGTAAGATAGCAGACATCGTTGTTGTTGGCGGTGTAAGGCGTTCAGCCCTGATAAGTTTATCTAACCTATCCGACCCACGTATGGCTAAAGCTAAGTCAGGAGATTGGTGGAGAAACGAGGGGCATAGGCGCTTAGCTAACAACAGCGTAGCGTACACAGAGAAGCCTGACTTTGAGTCCTTTCTGTCTGAGATGCAGAACATGTACGAGTCTAAGGCGGGTGAGCGCGGAATCTTCAGTCGCATAGCGGCACAGAAAGTTGCAAGCAAGAATGGACGTAGGGATGCTGAGCAGGACTTTGGTACTAACCCTTGCAGTGAAATCATCCTACGCAGTAATCAGTTCTGTAATTTGTCTGAGGTAGTTGTTAGGTCTGAAGATACTTTAGAGACTTTGAAATCTAAAATAGAAGTAGCCGCGATGATCGGAACACTACAGGCTACACTTACAGACTTCCGATACTTGCGTAAAGTGTGGCAACGTAATACAGAAGAAGAGGCTTTGTTAGGTGTGAGCCTTACAGGGATCATGGATCATAAAGTACTAGGCTCGTCTACTGACAAGCTTGCTGAATGGCTAGAGGAGATGAAGGGTGTCGCGGTTAAAACTAATAAAGCTTGGGCAAAGAAGTTGGGAATTAATCAATCAGCGGCTATTACTTGCGTTAAGCCTAGTGGCACGGTGTCTCAGCTTGTTGATAGTGCCAGTGGCATTCATCCTCGTTTTTCTAAGCATTACATTAGACGAGTACGCTCAGATGCGAAAGACCCCCTCGCGCAATACATGTCAACAGCGGGATTCCCTGTCGAACAAGATGTAATGAGTCCTGCATCCCTTGTGTTTAGTTTCCCTGTGAAGTCTCCTAAGACTAGTACAACAGTTAAACAAGTAGGGGCTATGGAACAGTTAGCGTTGTGGAAAGCGTATCAGAACCATTGGTGCGAACATAAACCAAGCATAACTGTTTACTACACAGACGATGAGTTCTTGCAGGTATCCCAATGGATATGGGAAAACTTTGATTTGTGTAGCGGTATTAGCTTGTTGCCGTACAGTGACCACGTATATCAGCAAGCCCCCTATGAAGAAATAAACGCAGAACAATATAAGGAGTTAGTGAAAGCCATGCCAAAAGATATTAACTGGAATGACCTTGAAAACTTTGAACAAGAAGATAACACAACAGGCTCACAAGAGTTAGCGTGTGTAGGCGGTGCTTGTGAAATCGTTTAAGAAAGGCAAGGAAGCCAATGTCTTAGGGTTTAAAATTCTTATTAACTGTGAAGGGGTTGTCGTGACAGAAATGTCCGGCATCCCTGAAGGTGATTTAAACAAAGTCTTTAGCGGTGACGAGTTGTTAACTATGAGAAACATTGTACAACTTACGAAACCAAAACTAGAGGCGCTTCATTCTTTTTTAGAGGATGAACTCAGCGCCCTTAATCACACTACCACTTAACTTTGTTAGCCCAATAGGCCGCAGACATTTTACCCTTCTTAATGTTCTTAGCATGACGAGCTTTGAAAGAGGCTCGTTTCTTTTTCATACGGTCAGATTCACCCGCCTTGGGTTTCCCTGCGGTGCTTGCCCCCTGTTCTCCAAACCTAATCGTCTTGATTTTGTCACCTTCTTTTGCCACGACAACATGGCTTTTCTTACTGTGCTTGGGGGTACGTTTCGGTTTATTGTATCCACTGACTCCTGCTCTTTCTAGCCTTGGGTCTTTTTTCTTTTTAGTTTTGCCGCCCTTCTTGTAGTCTTCTCTCATCGTTTCTTTCCTTTATGTAGTCCATGCTTAGCGTGTTGTTTACCTTTGGCTGTCGCTTCTCTTTTCTTTTTATTCGCCGCCGCAAGTTTCTTTCTGCCTGCCGCAGTTGATTTGAGTTTCTTTATAGCCTTAGCAGGCGCGTATACTTCGCCAGTTTTACCGCTAGGTTTTCCAGAAGGTGTACGCCACTTTTGCTTTGTCCATTTCTTTAAAGACTTTTGAGATTTTTTAAGTGCCATTATTTTTTATGAACCTTTTGTACTTTAAAATTAGCTTCAAGTGAAGCGCCCTTATGCTTAACAAACTTACCAGTGTGCTTCATTAGATTTATTGAGCCGTCTTTCTGCTTCATCCAGTGATGACCTTTAGGTGCTTTAACTTTCATTTGTACCCGCCTCCTTTAGCTTTGTATTGTTTGGCAAGCATCTGAGCCTTCCGTGCTGACCACTGCCCCGCTTTACCGCCCTTACTTCCTGCCTTAATTTTATTAAATAAGTTCTTACGCATTGTAGGCTTGGTGTAATTGCCTGCTTTGTTTACTGTAGACTTTTTCTTTGTTGCCATTATTTATCCCTCTATTGTGTATACTTTTAGCTTCTGGGATTTTCCTTTAGCTTCTATAGGTGGCAGTGGCTTTAACTTAATACTAGAGCCTTTCCTAGTGCTAAAACCTATCAATACATCTACTCCTGCCGCCTTAGTTCCTGATTCTAAACGAGCCGCTACATTCACAGCATCCCCTATAGCTGTGTAATCAAAGCGTTGATCTGATCCCATGTTTCCAATGATAGCCTCACCACTATTGATTCCTATTCCAATCTGTATAGGCGGCAAGCCTTTACTATGGAACTCAACATTTAACTCTGCCATGTTTACTTGTATTAACTCAGCACACTCAATGGCTTTGTCTTCGTGGTTTTCTAAGTCAAGAGGCGCTCCAAAGATTGCCATCATTGCATCACCAATGTACTTGTCTACCATGCCACCGTATTCAGCCACTGCTGATTGTTGGGCTGTAAGGGCTTTATTCATTATGTAAGTCACTTCTTCTGGGCTTACGCTTTCTGATAGGGCTGTAAAGCCTCTGACATCTGTGAACAAAAACGTGCAGTACTTCTTCTCGCCACCAAGTTTTAAAATCTCTGGATTGTCTTGAAGTTTCTTAACCTGTCGCGGGTCTAGATAGTGTTCAAACTGCTTCTTGATCTGTTGCCGTAGCTTGTATTGTTCTTTGTAGTTCAAGTAGAACATTGTGCTTGCTACAACAAACTCAGAAATTAAAGTCCATGTAACATCTAAAAGTATTCCGTGTCGTATTAGATACACCCCAAACGCTGAAGTACCTAACATTATTCCTCCCGATAACACTACCCCCAAGTATATGCCGCAGTAGCTTAAAATTAAAACAACATAAAGAACACCCAACACAAAGAAGATTAATTCAAAAAACAAGGATGCCTGCGGAATCATGGGCATATCTTTGTTAGATGCGTGTAGCGTTGTCTCTACTAAAGCCGCCTGTATCTGATGTGGATACAATAGCCCTACAGGTGTTGCAACTTGTGGTAGTATTCCCTTGGCTGTCGTGCCTACGATAACCATCTTGCCTTCTACGTCCATAGCCTGTAAAGAAGTGCTGTCTGTTTCTACCCAGTTAACCCACACCCTTCCATCGCTGTCGGTTGGTATCGGGTTGAGTTGCTTTACTCTTATTTCTTGGATGCCGTCACTGTTTGTTTTGATGACATAGGTGTTGGTTTCTGTCGCGGCCTTTAAGAGTTGAGTGCCAAAGCTTGCCATCCAACCTTCAGGGCTTCTCATCAATAGCGGCATTCGTCTGACCAAGTTGTCTACGTCTACTGGCGCTGATACTATTCCTTGAAGTGCTACATCTCTTAAAGGCTTTATGTTCTGTGTAACGCCTTGTGCTTCTATGCCGCCAACATCATCGCCCAGTATTACTGTGCCTTCGGTGAGCGGTACTTCTTTGTAGCCGTCAGTCTCAAACATAGCAATCACTGAGGGATAATACGACAAGGCTCTTGCAAAGATTCCATCGCCGCCAAACCTGTCTGGCTCACTAAATACTGCAACCCAAGACACTGACATAGCCCCTGCATTCAACAAGTCTACGTGTATTTGAGCTAAGCGTTCACGCGGAAAAGGCCAACCGCCCTCGTTGTGAATGTCTTCTTCTGTTAAGTTGAGCAGTACTATATTATCTGTAGGCTCTTCAGTCTTAACAAATGCATCAAAAGTTCTTAGCTTTATAACTTCAAGCAGTGTTGGCTGATATACTAAAGCCGCAAACAACACCGAAACTACAAGCCCTATAATTATCTTTTTTATATTGTATCCTTTCTATTATGCAAGCACATCTATAAACAAACCCCTGCGTGTTAGCGGGAAGCCATACTTAATTCTTATATACCTTCTATAGTTGCTTATCATCCTTCCTGAGTAATCCTTATTACAGAATCACCGCCATTAATCTTGACGGTATTAGATACTCCGTCTTGTATTAAAATTACTGTGTATCCGTTGCTAATGTCTAAGTCTAGTCTAACTGACTCGCTTACGTTTCTTATTAAGCTTAACACCTGTCCTGTAATGAGGGTGGTTATCTGAGTCTCTGCGTCTGACCCTAGCATAGTGCCTGATACTGTTACGCCCGAAACCTGTGCAAGCTGATCTTCTTCTTCTGAAATAGCTAAAGAGTCTAGTATGTTTAGCAAGTCTTCTAAGTAATTAACATCTAAATAATTTATATCTAACTCTGTAAACTCTAAGCTGTCGTCCTTTAAAAAGTCTTCATCCAAGTAATCAATATCTAATTCATTAAAGTCTAGGATGTTTGCAGACTTTGTAACCCTTTCTTCAACAACAGTCTTATCTTCTTTAGGCGGTGCAACAATCAGCATGTTGTCAATAAAATCTAAAGTCAGGT